AAAATATCTGGATCTGCAATATTATATTAAAGAGAGACCGAGTTCTCTTTAATATATAATTACAGTTTTTAGCCTTCAGAATTTTCTCGAAATCCACATTTTTTAAAAATGAAATTCTTCGATATTATAGATGAATTAACATTAGATGGGACTTATGAATCAATCCAATACTTAATGAAGTTAAGGCATGACATTGCTGTCATGAACTTATTAGATCAAGGCTTCACCTTACCAGATGTGAATATGATGCCACACCCTGATTTAATTAAAGATGGTATCCATTATGATATCACATTTAGTAGCAATCCTGATATTATTAGAGAAAAGGAAGAAAAAGGGTTTACAGTTATCAATGGTTGGAATATCGATTTAAATCAAGAATCATCAGTATTAGTTAATAAAATTAATGATTATTTATCAAAGTACACTTTAGAGAACGTTCAATTAAATACTAGCTTCTTATTACCCATGAGTGATCAGGAATACTCTCATGATTTCCCGAATAAGTTGCCTAATTTTGACAAAGAAATGGTAAAAGTGGACATACCTTCATTGAAATCTGTAGTAAAATATTTAAACTCTAATAGGGGCAATGTAATAATTGGTGATTGTAAGGATTTGAATCAAATCATCTTTGGGGATGATCAATCGAGGTGCTTAGAAGATAACAACTTCCTTAGTGATCTAGTCCCCAAAAATAATTATTATATTTTAAAAGACATGAAATCTATCAGATTTATTGATGGATTGCCTAAAAAAATGAATAGTGTTAAAAAGATTGATGGTAAGCAGATAAGCTGCATGATTAAGGTATACCCATCAGTGCAAGATATATTAGATCATTTTAGTAAGAAATCTAATTTCTGTTTTAAACAGTTTTCAACTAGCTATAAGGATTATGGCAACATTGAACAAAACTTAATCATGAGAAATATTCAAATTTTCTCATCAATATGTGAAGACTTACTTTTCATGAGCTCTCAGAAAATTAAAGCTAACTCATTTGTCATAAGAGTTAATAGGTTAACCGGTATTAAGATAATCATGTCGTCCGGCCCACCTCTCACAAGGAAAGGGGCTACACGTTTTTATAGATTAATCTATGTAGACATGTACAATCATTTAACATTGTCAGGGTGGAGGTCAATTAAAAGTTGTAATTTAAATTATTACATAGGTTTGTATCGAAGTATCATGTCACACAACCTGATATTCAGAGATCGAGAAAATGATTGTAATGAATATCTATTGATCCATAACCTGTTAGCATATACTAAGAACCCAACATTTAATGACATGCTTTTATCATTAAGATACATACACATGAATAAGTTATCACATGTGGATAAAAGTAATCTGTTAATTAAGGAAAAATGGGATAAAGTTTTCAGATATAATTATATGGGTCATTTATTACACAAGATATTAATTAATGTTAATAGACACAGTTATAAGATTACTGATAAATCATTAGTTATGGATAACCTAAGTGTGAAAATAGATACCGAATCAATATTGAATTTTAAGGTCACTTCACTAATAACAGGCTCTTACTTTAACAATCCAAAATCATTAATTAATGAAATGTATATAGGTTATTATAATGAGATAAATCCAGAAAATAAACTATCATCAATTGTTAAAGTTGTAAATAAAGTGTCAAAGATGCTTTATAAAGAGCAGTTGAGTAATATGGCCTCGGAAGATCTACATGATAGTACTGAAACTTATGATTGGTACAGATATGATGAAAGTGTAATATCCACTATGTGCAAAGAATATGTTAAAAGTCTGAACATAACTAGAGGGATGTTTAATGAAAAATTGTCCAAAACCAGATTTAACAAAAATATTATTCAATTAGCAGCTTTGACTGGATCATGTGATTTTTCAGATCCCATGTCAAGAAAGTCACCTACATCCTATGAGAGTATGATTGATCTGATTAATTATTACAAGTCAACTGATCCATTCACTGTAGCTGAACAAATTGTTAATAGTGATTTTGAATATAATATGAGGATTGCGTCTAAAGTGCAACACGGTGGGGAAAGAGAACTCATGGTACAAGATCCTAGAACAAAGATCTGTAATGCTGTTGCCGATTCGATATTTGAAGCTTTATGCTCATTTGACCCTAATGAGATGCTTACAAAGCAAGATAATAAAATATATGAGCAAATGAACATGATCATCCCAGAGACCGAAACCGAAATGATATATGATAATGGTGATAATTCATCATGGGGTCCAAATATGATTCCTAAATCATTTATTAGCATGCTTCCATCTTTAAAACCAATAATTGGAGATAGA